ATAAAACTTTTTCACCAAATTCATTAGTTATAAAATAATCTAAGTTCATTGGTAACTCTATTAACCATGTTCCATTTCCATCAATAACATTACCCGATTGTTCTAAGTCATATTGTTCTAATACAGGATTGCCATCACTATCTTGTTGTATGGTTTGTCTTAATGCTAATATTTGACCAGGAGCGGTAGTTAACCCACATAAGTTACCCATATCATCTCTTGGTCTACCATTCGCTCTTAATCGATAACTATCGGGAGCCGAAAACATCGACCCCATAAAAACTGACGTAGGTTGTATATCTACATTAGCGTCGTCTCTTAAGTCAAAGTCAACTCTGTTTACTGCAATTTGGCAAATGGTTGGGTCTCCCCATAATGGAGAAATTTCGGCTTGTTTAGTTAAACTAATAATTTGAGGTAATGAAGTTAAATCAGTTGATGACCTAAATTTACTACCCGCAACTTGAGCTTCTGTCGCAAGTCCCATTCTAATCAAGTCTTGAGGTGTTAGAGAAAAATCCCCAATATCTGATAGGTCAACATCCATCACTATAGTTTGTTCCCCTAACGGAACTCCCATAATCATGTAGTCACCACTTTCATTAGTTTTGGCTGTGAACTTATAGTAAGTATCGTAAATTTCAACTGCTGTTAACCCTGTTAAGGCATCCAATCTTGTTGGAAGGGTTCCTGTCGCTGCGTGTTTTGAATAAGATTTTTCGTAAGGTAATAAATTGTATCTGTAACCATCATCATTTTTATCTGTTGGTGATTTGTATGGATAGATGCTAGAAATGATAGGGTTCGATTCATCTACTGTCTTAATTGGGATGAATACAGATACTCTGGCGTTAGGAATACCAAATCCATTATTTGCCGTAATCCTACCAACTAATACACCATACTCCGAACAACTTCTTGTATAGATGTTGGATTGCTGTATTTTTAACGATAAGATTTCTAAAAACTCAAATTCTTGGTCTATTTGAACATTAATAGTTTTATTAACACCAAGTTCGGTTTTAATACGATATGATTCAGCCATGTATTACCTTTAATTTATAAATAGTTTATGTGTTATTTTTAAAGTACTAACACACTCTATTAAATTATAAACTAAACGATTTGAGAATAAACCTATTACGAGAAGGTAACTGATTGGAAGTTCTTAACTGAAACGGTGATATCTTTATTTGGATAACGAATTTGGTAAACCTGTGATGGTTGTGCAAATATTGTATCGTCAACAGGTGCAATTTCTTTTGTTTCAGGATTTGAATATTGCATTGAAGTTTCAGCAGATGAATATTGTCCACCAACATTATTATAAACGTTAAGTCCCGCAACAGTTAATACACCATTTTGATTTTGAACAATACTTCTAATCTCAGATAGATAAACATTTTGTCCAAGTTGTCTTACTTGTGGGTTAAAATATGCCGAAACTTTATCAACAACATCTGATATAATTTGACCAGAATTTTGAGCAGAATCTAAAACAATCTGAATATCAATACTAAGGTCAATAACCTCAGCCGTTAAGATTGAAATGTAATCGTTTATCATTCTATAGTTAGATAAGTATGTTGCAACGTTCTGTCTTAAAGTGTCAGACACAATGTTTGTTAACTTACCCGAAGTATCATAAGATAATAATTGGATTAAAATTTTGTTGTTGTTTTCAGTGATGGAAACCTTTGCAGGTGCCCCAAACTCTGATGGCATGTTTCTAATGATTGCCTCATAATCTTGTACAGTAACCGCTCTTTTTTGAGCTGCGAAATTAAACGAAACATAGTTTCTAATTTCTTCTAATGAAGGTAATCCCGCCCCACCAATAGCGGCAGTCACGTTATTACATCTTAATGAGTTAACAACGGCCGAGTTAGTTAATTCTGAAGGACCGTTAACGTAGAATGAAACAGTACCAATTTGGTTAATAACGTTTGTACCTAAATTTGTCGCTAAACCTCCCCCAACTCTATATTGAACAAATAATGTTGAATTAGGAGTTAATGCTGAACCTAACGAAAAGTTGTTAGAGTATCTTTGTAGGTCTAATGTTGTTCCTAAAGTTGTAAATTGATTTAACGCATCTTGAGCGGTATTAGTACCGCCACCAAAAGTTAATTTTTTAAATCCTTCAGGAGTATACTCACTAATAAATCTATTTTGTGTTTGGATATATCTTCCAACTTTAATACCTGGCTGGTCTGAAACTTTTGTAGGGTCTTCAACAAATACTCTATCTTCAGCTAATGCATCTACTTGGTACCATTTGTTTGGTACCCCTAAAAATTCTGCCGCGGTTGGTAAGTTGGTATATTCTGTTCCGTCTTTCAACAAAACACTTGTAATACCTAACACATTCTTTTCAGGTAAAAATAACTCAAAGAAAGGTTTAACATCGTTTGGTCCAATAACTCTCTTGAATACTTTAGTTATACCATTAACAACAAGTTCTCTTTTTGTAATCGTATAGTTAATTAAAACGTTATTAGCGTTGAAGTTAGGTATCTTTAATCTATTTGGAAATCCTTGGGCGTTATATGGTGACGTAAAATCAATATCATAAATGTTTTCAAAAACAATTCCAGCACCTGTTACTTGGGACCCTCTTGTTAGGGTTCCTAAGTATCTTTCGTCTTCTTTGTCTCCAAAAGCTGGTACTGTGATTGAAAAATCAACTAAAGCAACTGAAGGTCTTTGACCTGGCAATTTTAAACCATAAGTTCTTGCAATGTTATAAATTGAAGACCTTTGTTGAGCGTATTGAAGGACCGTCTCTTGAATACTTCTATCAATGTGATAGTGTAAGTTATCTGCAACCGCAGCATTTAAATCTAAGAATACTGAGAATACGGAAGCATCATTAAAATCCTGTATTAGTTCAGGGTAATATGTTCTTACATAATTTAATAACTCAGTTCTTATTCCTTGATAGTCTCTGGTTGTGTATGATATTTTACGATTTGCCATTTATATTAAATATTGATAATAACAAAATCACTCTGCGAATAAGTGTTTTTATCTGTTGAGTAGTCTATTTTAACCTTTGCTGTGTAATCCGAAGTTCCTTTTCCTGGAAATCTATATATTGGAGATTCACTTGTTCCCGCTAAATTTTGACCTGTTGCAATGTCAACTTCCTCTTGTGGGTCAGCAGGAGTGATTGTTATATTATTCAACAATAGATTAGGCATAAAAGTTCCTACCGCATCTCTTATGTCAGATTCGATTGCGTCGAATGTAAGTCCGTCAAACGGTTCAAATACAAATTCGTATAATCTTGTTCCAAAAGTAGGTAGAAAATATCTTGAACCCTTTCTTGTTAACAAAAGATGAATCAAATCCGCTTTAATTTCCTGTGCCTCAAATTGAGTAAGTTGCAAATAATCTCCCCTACTAGAATCTCTAAAAGGAAAATTAATACCATATGTTGTACCTTCAGCCATAACTATAAATATAATGTCCTGATTTTTCCTTATAAATAGATTAAAATAAATAATCCCGATGTTAGTCGGGATTATTTATTGTATTAAGATGAACAACCGAAACACTCGATTTCGATTCCTTCTGGTTTTGGTGGTAAGTTCATATCACTATAATCCACTTTAGGAACCTCAACCATAGGTTTTGATTTCTGTATTTTTGATACATCAACCGCTAAGTGTTTAGCTCCTGTTGAAATTGCTTTAGTTCTAACATAGTAACATAAAGTCTTTAATCCTTTCTCCCATGAGTGGAAGTGTGATGAAGTAATTTTAGACAATGTTGGATTACTCATATAAATGTTCATTGATTGTGATTGGTCAATAAACGGAGCTCTGTCCGCCGCCATGTCAATCAATTCTCTTTGAGAGATTTCCCAAATTGTTTTATATTTTGGAATCAAGTGTTCAATTCTCTTAACTTTTTTATTGTAGTTTCTGTCTTCAGGGTCAAGGTATTGGTTAAAGTTAATGTTTTGGATAGAACCTTCATTCATGATTATTTCGTTTTTCAAGTCTTCACACCATACCCCAATTTTCTCGAAGTCGTTAATTAAGTACTTGTTTACAATCATGATTTCACCTCCAACAACTCTTCTGTTAAATAATGCAGAGTGAGCTGGTTCTGTCATTTCAAATGAACCTGTGATTTTAGCTGAAGATGCAACTGGCATCTGAGCCGTAAATAAAGAGTTACACACTCCGTATTCTTTAACGTCTTTTTTCAAGGTCTCCCAATCTAAAAATAATTCAGATTCGTTTAATCCCCACATATCAAATTGGAATACTCCTTTTGACATTGGTGACCCTTTAAAGAATTTGTATGGTTCTCTAACACCTCTCTTACACAAGTCATTACTTTCAGTAATAGCCGCGAAGTAGATAGCTTCGAATATGTTTTTATTTAAAACTTTAGCCTCTTCAGATGTGAAGATGTAATCCATCAAATAGAATACGTCAGCAAGTCCTTGAGTTCCGATAGCAATCGCTCTTTGTTCAAGTCCTCCTTTTAAACCTTTTTCAGTTGAGTAGTTATTCTTGTCGATTACATTGTTCAACGCTCTTACCGCTCTTCTAACTTCTTCAATCAATAACTTATAATCAAACTTACCATCAACGATAAAATTTTTCAATACGATAGAAGATAACGTACAGATTGCAGTTGTCTCTTCATCAGTGTATTGGTAAATCTCGTTACACAAGTTTGATTGTTTAATCACACCGATATTTTGGTGGTTAGTTTTCTTGTTAGCACTATCTTTAGCACATAAATAAGGAACACCAGTCTCAACTTGAGATTCAATAATTTTAGACCAAATGTCTTGCGCCTTCACTTTTCTACCAATACCAACGTTAATCGCCTTTTGATAGTTTTCTTCGTATTCATCACCATAACATTCTTGTAATGGTTTGATACCCGCTTTAATAATTTCATTAGGACAGAATAAGTACCAATCTTCATTGTTCTTAACCGCTCTCATAAAGTTATCAGGAATCCATAATGCGGTGAATAAATCTCTCGCTCTCAATTCCTCAGCACCTGTGTTCTTTTTAATTTCTAACAAGTCCATGATATCTCTGTGCCATGGTTCTAAATAGATAGCCGCACTTCCAGGTCTTCTTCCTTGTTGGTTAAAGAATCTTAATGACTCGTTAACAATTTTTAAGTATTTCAACAATCCACCTGCAAATCCACCTGATGATTTAATTCTACTTTCTTTACTACGGATGTTAGACATTGATAGTCCAATTCCCGCAGCGTCTGAAGAATACGTTGAGATATCATTCAAGGTTTTCAATAGACCTTCTCTCGAGTCAGAGTTGTTGTAATGTAACACACAAGAAGCTAATTGAGGTACTCTTGTACCCGCATTAATCATAATAGGTGTTGCCTTTGATATACGTTGGTTTGATAATGAATTGTAATATTCCACAGCTTCTTCATACGTGTTAGTTACCCATAGAGCAACTCTCATGTACATGTGTTGAGGTCTTTCAACAACTTTACCTTCAGGTGTTTTTAACAAGTACATTTCTTGTAATGACCTCCAAGCAAAATAATCAAAGTTATAATCATTTTCATGATTAATAACCTCATCAATTTTACTCGGACCGTATTTTTCAATAATTGACATTAGTTCATCATGTACAATACCATCAACGTGTAACGTGTGCATTGTATTTGAAAAACTTGAGTCAGTTTCTTTGTGATAAGAAGAAATCGCAACTGAAGATGCAAGTCTTGAATAATCGTGGTGACTACCTGTGTAAGCAGCCGCGATTTCATATACAAGTTTGTCTAACTCTTTAGTTGTTATAACACCTTCTGTAGGTACAGAAGTAATAACTTTAATAAAAATTTCGTCTGAATTTACAGTCAAACCTTTAGAAGCTCTTTTAATTCTGCTATATATTTTTTGTGGATTAAAGGACGCGTCTTCCCCGCCCCTTTTTTTAATTTTTAGTGACATCATAATTTTAAAAATAGTAAATTAGAAATCAGAATCAAATGATAATGTTTCGTTTAGTTTCGCTTTTTGGTATTCCATCGTTCTTGATTCAAAGAAGTTACCCTTTGTTTCAACAGCGATTTGTTCCATAAACTTAAATGGTTGTTCAACGTTAAACTCTTTTTTACAACCAAATTTAACTAATAACCCATCGGTTACGAATTCAAGATATTGTTTCATTAAGTTTGAATTCATTCCGATAAGTGAAACAGGTAAAGATTCTGTGATGAATTCTTTCTCAATTTCAAGTGCAGATAGTAAGATTTCTTTAATTCTCTTCTCTGATGGTTTGTTCTCTAAGTGATTGTTAACTAAATGAATAGCAAAATCACAGTGTAGGTTTTCATCTTTAAAGATTAAAGAATTGGCATTACATAACCCTTGCATGATTCCTCTTGATTTCAACCAAAAGATTGAACAGAATGAACCTGAGAAGAAGATACCTTCAACCGCTGCGAACGCAACTAATCTCTCTTGGAAAGAAGCATTTTCAATCCAATCAAGAGCCCATTTGGCTTTCTTTTGAACCGCAGGTAAGTTATCTAATGCTGTGAAGCATAGTTGTTTTTCTTTCTCGTCTGAGATATATGTGTCGATTAATAGAGAATACATTAAACTATGTATATTCTCCATCATCAGTTGGAACCCGTAGAAGAATTTCGCCTCAGGATATTGTACTTCCTTTAAGAAATTCTCAGCAAGATTTTCATTAACAATACCATCTGAAGCCGCGAAGAACGATAAGATGTTCTTAACGAAGTATTGTTCGTTTTCAGTAAGATTATTCCAATCTCTAATGTCATTACTTAAATCAACTTC